ACCTGGCTTTTGAACTCAACGCTCTGCGTAATACGTTTGCTTTTGAAGTCCCAGCGGAGCAGCCGGACAACTTCCTCGAACTGGCCGATCTTCGACTCCGCGTAAAGGGCTACGAGATATTGGTCGGCTCACAGACCGCAGAATTAGCTGCGGCTCATCGTTCCAACTCTGCCCTCCGCGGGCAGATAACCAAGGCGAAGGCGTCCAGTACTGGACGGAAAGGCTCCAAATGATCCCCGATTACACTCTTGACGAATGGTTCGCTCCACCCCGCCACGACCGAGGCCAGGACGAGGCGGTAAAGGCCGTCCTGGACAGCGCCAAGTCCTTCGCTGCGACCATCAACCTCACTCTCCCCGATGGAGATGAGAAGATCAATGCGATGCAGAACATCCGTCAGGCCGTACTTTCCTGCGAACTCTCGATTCGCTGGAAGTGGCCCGCAGGGAAACTCAACCTCGTCTAAGGAGCACCATGCCGCGTGAGCAAGTTTTGAATGACCCGATAACAATGGCCGAAGCGAAGTTCATCGCGCTTTCGAAGATGGAAGCCGACATGAACAAGAATTCGGTACTCACCGACGACCTGACCTGTGCTGGTTTCTCGATTGAATACGAGATCCGGTTCAAGCTGTGGAGATCACCTACTCCCTCAACCCTCGTCTGGGGCTCGAAAGAAGTAGGCGACACCCTTGGTCTACCGGAGCAGGAGACGATGAACGGCGAGTATTCTGCCGACATCTCTCCAACCAAGACCCGGCAGGACAATGATCTACCCCTCCCCGTCCTGGTAAACACCCCCACAGGGCTACAGAAAAAGCGGGTTAGGATTTCACATGAAAAGACCGGAAGGTAAGCCTACACTGGCCGAAGCGGTGATGGAACTGGCGGCTCAGTTTAGGCGCTACAATGACCTGAATGAGCCTCAGATCCTAGAACTTCGTCCAGACGCGGAGCTATTCAGGGCATCCTATGACGACAAAAGCGACGAAAAAAGGGAACTCAGGGACTTCCTCCGGGGCAAAGAGGCCGAAAGTCTTGGGCCGGACACCCCGAAACGCAAAACAGGCCGCTAAGAAGCGTTTAGGCATCAAGCCGGGGGATATGGATGGGGTTCCCAGTGTGACCGAGAAGATCAAGGCCGGGGTGGGGTCGATTGACAGGGCGATTCAGGCTCTCCGCGAAGATGACTCTGAAGACGCTCTTGCCTTCATCCAGAAGTACGACTCCGTAAGCAAATCCGATAAGAAATTCGTCACGCTGGAGGAGATCGTCACCGCCTCCGGCTTGACCACCCGCAGGTTCGTAGAGATCGTCACAGGCGCGATCATGGAGCAATGTGGGGACGTGACTAAGATGATGGTCACCGTGGCCCAGCCAGAGGTCGTGAAGGCCACAATCAAGGCTGCTACAGACTCAGTGCCAATCGTCGCCACGGTCGGCAACCGGCAGAGGGTGGTGGGGTACACCAACGGCGACACGAAGGCGATGGAACTCTTCCACAAGGCCACCGGGTTCCTGCCTATGCCCAAGGGGGCGGTCACCAACATCAACCTCAACCAGCAGAACAACACCGCTCAGCTTTCATCGAAGGACGATGAAGACGATGGGCCGGAAGACCTGCAAACGATGGACTCCTTCCTTATGGATATGCAGGACGTTCTCCGTCCCGAACTTCCAGCGCCGCGTGAAGAGGCCGTTCCGGTCATCGTTCCCAATATCGAGTACATAGACGCCGATGTATAGCCCAAAAGTGGTGGAGCAAAAACTCGCGCGTTTCAAGAAGAAGTATTCGTGGGAACCCGTCGAGCACTCCCTCGTCGAAATCGACAAAGTAAACGCCCACATGAAGACCCTGTACGAAAAGGACTCCAAGGGCGACATCATCTTCGACGATTCAAAGCTCGACAAATACCTCACTCGGTGGATTCAGAACGAGCGTGCGATGTGCGCTATCTCGTTCGAGTATTACCTCACTCGCTATCACTACATCGCGGCTGAAAACCGCATCTTCCGCTTCCGCTTCAGGGGTGGTCAGAGAGTGCTATTCAACGTGATCCAAGAGTTAGAGGAAAAGGGCGTCTCAATCGAGATCATCCTGCTCAAAGCTCGTCAGGGTGGCTTCTCTACCTTTATCGAAGCCCTGATGACGCACCGCTCGCTCTTTGTTCCCGGCGTGAAGTCCAACATCGGTTCAGCGAACGATCAGAAGACCTACGTCATGATGGGCATGATGTACACCGCGCTCGAAAACCTCCCGTGGTGGCTGCCCCCACAGCAGACCAAAGATAAGCGCTCCGGCTCGGCCCTGCTGGAGTTCGCGCACGTCGGCTCCCAGATCGTCATTCAGTCGGGCTCGATACGCGGCGGTATTGGTCAGGGATCTACGCCTACAGCCATCCATCTCTCGGAGGTCTGTGACTACACTGATCCCCTTGTTCAGATTGAGGAAGGTCTATTCAAGGCCGTCCATTCCGGCCCTGAAATCCTGATGATTCTGGAGTCCACCGGGAACGGCAACACTGGCTGGTGGGCCGAGCAGTGGAGGGACAACAAAGCCTTCTATTTTGAAGGGAAATCGAGACTCTACCCGCTGTTTATCCCGTGGTTTATGACGCCGGAACTGTACCCAAAAAAGGAGTGGCTGGAAAAGTTCAAGATACCCGATGGGTGGACACCCAATCCAGCCACGATTGAGACCGTCGCCAAATGTGAAGCCTACGCCCACTCTGCGAGAGCTTTGATAAAGGTCATCGGGCCGGACTGGAAGATGCCTCGCGCCCAGCAGTGGTTTTGGGAGTTCAACTTCGAGGACGCAAAGCGCCGCAAGACTGAGAAATCATGGCTGCGTCACATGCCCTGCGACGACTACGACGCCCTGGTAGGCGAGAACGATTCCGTGTTCGAGACCGAGGCCATCGAGGACATCAAGAAGAACCGGGCGCGTACTGTAGACATCTACGGCGTCATTGGAGAGGGTATTGCCGAGCGTCACGACCCCCTCGCGGTCGAGGGCGTGATCGACCCGCACGGCACGCGCATCGTCACATCTTGGAAAACCCCGCACGACATCCGCCTGGAGTGGGTCTTCATGCCCTTATGTGGAGATTACGAATCCTCATCCTTTGACCCACTCAAGAAACTCATCATCTGGAGGCACCCGGAGAGGCGGGCGAAGTACTCCATTGCTGTCGATACCGGGTTTGGCGTGGGTGGAGATCGAAGCTCGGTGACGGTGAACAAATTTGGAGAGGATGTCGTGCCGGATGAGCAGGTTGCTCAGTTCGTAGCCGACGACATCTCGAACGTTGAGCTATACGCATGGGTGATGGCGATTGGCTCCTACTACGCGAAGTTCATGGAGGACGAGCAGCCCAAAATTATCATTGAGCAGCGCCGGAAATATGGCGATTCCTGCTATCACGCGCTCAAGCTGCACGGCTTCAGGAACCACCACCACTTCCGCGAGTACGACAAAAAGACCATGCGCCCGAGACCGTCAGAAAACGCTCGTGAGGGATGGTGGACGAACGAATGGTCGAGGCCATTGCTGCTGGGAACGTTCAAGTACGCGGTAGAGAACGGCTGGTACATCATCAACTCGAAGCTCTCAATCTCGGAGCTTGAGGGGTTGGAGCAGATCACTTCGGCCTCGGGAAAGATTCGTCAGGATCATCGTTCGGGGATGCACGACGACACCGTGTTTTCTGACGCGATGGCCTACTTCACGTTTCACGACTCGGACATCATGGCCGAACGCTCGAAAAAGAAGTATGCTTCTCTTCAAGACGACGGCTACGACATCGACTATTCACCTTGGGTTCAGACAGTAAGCAATCCTGGCGCAGAAGAGTTTTTCGCCCGGTTCTCGGAGTAGACATGAAAAAGGCTCAAATAGAGAACGGGACGGTTTACTGGCAGCACCCTTCGGGTGAGGTGATACTGGCACCCGACACGCGCATGAAGCCTTTCAAGGGGTGGCAGCGAGTGGAGTGCAAGACGACTGGTGAGGTGGAGCAATTTTCTCGCCGGATGGCTATTCAAGAGTTCCAGAAGTTCCGCTCTATGAGGGTTGAGGAACATCTCCGCTCGCGGGACAAGCGGGAGCAGTTGAAGGCAAACTGCCGTCTACGTCTTGCTCAAGGCTGCATCTCGACGGAAGACGAGCGACTGACCCGGCAGACCTTGGCGAGCCTTGAGCGCAAGGATGAGGCGTTCTACAAGATGCTGGTGGACGAGCCTGATCTTACGAGGGCATCGCTCGTGATCGAGCGACAGGAAGAGGCAATCGGGCTCGCGCAGTTCTCTGGTAAGCGCAAAGGGCTGGCAGATACGGAACTCAATTCAATGGCGAAACTGGCGGAGCAAACAGCGTGAGCAATCGAGACGAAGATACCCGGCATTGGCAGCCGCCTGCGCGAGACGCTAAAGGCTCGGAGAAGATGGGTTGGGTAAACGATGTGGTCTCGGCGGGCGAGCAATTCAACGCCAGCCTGCTGAGTTCCCGAGACGTGGGAACGGCAATCAACCTTATTTCCGGCAAGTACAACGACACGCTCAATCAGTCGCGCTCGAACATCTCCATGAACCGCGAGAAGCGGGCCTTACGCGAGGTTGTAGCCAACATCGCAGACATCCGCGCGGTGGACGCCTATAGCTCCGACAACCCGGCGTACCAGTCTTTCATCGCCATGATGAACAAGGTCTGGAAGGCCGTTTACTTCGAGAGCAAATTCCCGACCGCGTTCAAAAAGAGCACGCAATGGCTGGTAGCCGGAGGCTTTGCGTTCGTCTCCCCGGTCTACCGGAACATCCGCCTTCAGGCCAAGAGTGCCCGCAGGATCGACTTCGACGTGTTCTCCTGCAACGACGCCCTTCCCTTCCAGGTGCCGGATGATAACAAGGTGCAGGGAGCATACGCGTGGAGTCGAATCAAGTTCATGCCGGAGTACGAAGCGCACGCTAAGTTCCCGAAGTTCCAAGGACAGCTTCGTCCGGTAGCCCGTCGCAGGTACAGCGGGAACGCTGCGAAGGATCGCATCACGCTCGCTGAGAGGTTCCGCGCCGGAGCCGGGGAGCCGCAGTATGCGAACTGGGCCGCGCAGATGGACGAGATCCGCTACACCACCGTCCGCGACCTTAGCCTAAATGACACGAAGAAGCCGATAGCAATGGGTAAGCCGGGGATGATGGAATCCTACGTAGTGCCCTACCTCGGCCAAGAGTTACCCACCGCCGAGTTCATCCAGCCGGGCATCCGCAAGACCCGCAAGGCGACCGAAGAGGATTGCTTCCTCTACCCCAACCTGCGTTGCTTTGTGACGCAGACCGGGATGCAGGAGCCACTGTATGACGGCCCGTTCTGGGACTGGCACGGGATGCACCCGCTGGCAAGGTTCTCCGCTGATGAGTGGCCGTGGGAGCCGGGATACTCTCTGGCGGCGGATATCATGTCCCTCGGAGACGCACGCAGGGCTCTGATGCGGGGTATGGATCAGACCTCCCGACAGCGTTTTGATCCGGCCATGATGTTCGACAAGACGGCGGGGATCAATCGCAAGACGATGGAGCA